CTTGGGTTGGTCCGTGCTGTCCTGTGCCAATTGGCAAGTAAATGTGGGTATTTTCCAATCAGTTTTGCCCAGCACTTTATTAAGAGTTTTTTCACTGATACCACAACGGAGGTCTTTGCGTATTACGCGAGCGCAGACATTGTTCCATTCGTCACTGTCAAATTGTTCACTGCATTGTTCAATTGCTCGTCGAGCATCGCCGCCAGTGACACTGCGGGTACGCAAACTTTCTAGCAAGGCCCAGAACATTGGCCAAGGATTGTGTTGGGCAACAATGTTTTTTGTTTCAGGAACTTGCTTGACATGAAACGTATAAAAAGGATTGTAGGCTTGATAGCAGTTAAACAAAAAAGCCTGTGCATCTGAACTACCCAGCTTGGCGGCCATCAAGGCTTTTTCGATCACTTTTTCTTTGTGAATTCGACTGTCGCTACTTTCTAAATCACGTATCCATCCTGCGGCCACTGTTAGTCCATTAAACTTGTTGTCTGTGTAATCTATCATGTGTTGACTCCATATGTGTACTGTACACTTGAATTATAACAGGAATCAGATTATTGGTCAACTGTTGTTTTTTAACAACAATTGAATTACTTTAGGCCAGACGGTAGCGTCAAGTAACGGTTTGGTGCCCCTTGCAGACTAAAGGTATCTGAGTAGCCGCCACCAGAATCAGGAATTTGGCTGGCAATGGCAGCGGATGTAATGTAACTCATTGCCGCGGTTGGAGTTAGAGTGGGGTTGATTTCTAACTGGCATGTTAATATACCAGACACTTGAGGAGCGGCCATACTAGTCCCAGAATCTTTGGCTATGTAGTACGCTGTGTTTCTTGGATCTGGAACTGGATTGGGGAACCCGCCACCCGACGGAGGAGCACTAGTTAACCAAGCACTGGTCACATAAGAGCCGGGCGCAAAAATATCCACTCTTGGACCACAGTTGCTGTAGCTTAGTTTTCTATCACCGCCTGAGGTAACACCAGCACCAATTGCGCCCACACAAATTACATTGGCAGAAATTGGTGACGGTGGACGAGCATAGTATATCGGATTGCCGCTGTTAAATCCAGTAGCAGTCAATGTATTGTTGTAGTCAGCGTCCCCAGACACTGCCAATCTTGTGTCATTGTTGCCAGCACTGGCCACCATAATAATACCAGCATTGATACAATCTTGTATTTGTGCATCCATGGTGCTGTTTTGCAGTGACACAATGCAATTACCGGCACCGTTATTGGTTATTCCGTAGTCTAATAACTGTGAGGTAGTAAAAGGACCGGCATACACTGTGCCGCGATAGGTTATTGAAGTAATAGATCCAAATGGTATAGTATAACGCGAACCCCAACTGTTGTTACAGATAGTGGGATTCATGTTTCCTTGACTGCGTTTTTTCAAATGCCAGGCAAGAATATAAGGATACAAATACAAATACGGAACGCCGCCATTGACGTACTGTGGGCTTATGTTATAAATGTTGGCCTTGGGTGCCCAACCTTGTGTGTTGCCGGCAACTGTGCCGGCAACGTGACAGGCATGCCTGCTGTCGTCAGATGAACTTGCGGCGCCGGTGTAGATTGGTGGGTTGTAGGCTTTGCCAGCATTGGCGTCGCCGGTGATGTTTGCATCATACCAATTGTAATATTTTACTCTGGTGCCGCCACTACCATCTGCATTCAGTGCAAACTCAGGATGTGCTGGGTCTATCACCCCATCCACAATGACGATGTCAACGTTTGTTCCACTGGCTTTGACTGCCACAGTGCCGGGTTGGTTGGCAGTTCCATCTGAACCCCAGTTTGCAATCTGGCTGCCACGATACGATCGTAATAGTCCCCAGTTTCTATCCAAGTCGGTCAGTGTAGTGGCCTTGCTCCAGGCCTGTGAAGTTCTTGACCAAGATACACCGGTCACTGCCGGGGTACTGTTTGGTGTTGGAGCATCGCTTAATTGTGTGTCCAGTTTGATGCCCACTGCCTGCAAGGCAGCAATGTTTCTACCTTCTCTGAGACTGCTGATAATGCATTGTCCAGCCAAGGTCGCTGTGTTGGCCAACAAGGTCAACACAGCACTGGCATCTGCATCAGTTCCATAATCATGCAAATTGGCGGCAAAGGACATGGTGGTGGTGGTGGAGTTGCTGTCTAACCCTCCAAAATTAATCTGAGCTTTGTTTTGGTTGGCAATTTCTCTAACAGTTTCGTTGATTATTGTAGTGTAAGCAGTTTTGGTGAGACTTACTATAGTGGCATTGGCAGCGGTTATGGTTGCAATAGCTGAGTCGGCGGCGGGTATCAATCCTGTGGCAAACGCATCAGTAATGTCGGTGTAGGTTCCAATACCTGGACCGCTGGTAATATCAATAGGGCCAGTTGGTGGACCATAAAGACCATCCATTGTGTCTACCATGTTCGAGTATACCGCTGCCAATGATGTCACTGTTAGTTTGGCAACATTTGTAGCAAGGGTTTGCAGATTGCTGGCAAACAACGGATCGTAGGCCAGGCCAATTATATCTTTGATTACCAAGGTACCATTTGGTCCTGATCCTTGTCCCAATTGTGCTTGATACGCTGACGTTACAGTTGCAGGGACTGGAACAGTTAAACTGTTGACTGCTGTTAATCCTGTGTTGGTTTCAACTGTCAACATAGCGGTACTCAACTGTGGCAGTGTTGTGGCAGTGATATTTTTTACTTGCTGTAGGGCTTGTGCAAACGCCTTGTTTGCTAAGGCCTGGCTGGCAGGAATTATTAATTTTAATGTGGAGTAACTGCTGGTATCACCACCACCTGAATAGGCCTGCACTCCAACATTTTCAACAGTTGGTATTAGAAGTTGGTTGGCTGCATAGATGCCGTCCGAGGCAACATAAATTGGTAGCAGACCATTTGAAGTTGGGCACAACAGAGTTTTATAACTGTTGGGCATAATCATCATTGGATCCAACAACTGTGCCATGTTGGTAATGCCGGTGGTGGTCACTTTTAAAATTGCTTTTACTTGGTCTAAAGTAGATCCAGTGACCTTGAGCATGGCATTGTAGGCTGCTTTCTCAGCTGCCGCAGTCAGTGTATTTTTACCTAGATTAAGACTACTAAGTTGTTGAGCAGTGACACCATTGTCTAACAATAACTGTGACACTGATGGAAGTATACCATTACTAACTCTAGCAATTTGTGCCAGCAGTTCTCCCGGCAGTCCTAGGTTAGTGAGTTTATTTGTGTCAACCAACTTTCCTAGTTTTATTAGATCTGCGGCCAGTTGTTGAAGATTATAGGAAACTTGATTTAATCCACCAGTGGTCAAATTGTCCATGCCGCCAGTGACCGGGCCAAAATCCTGTGCAAGTACATCGCTGTTTTTTACCGAGTTGATGGTGGCATTGGCCTGCGACAAATATCCCTGTGCTGACATAAATGTACCACAGAACTTGGATTGATCACCGTTGCCCATGATAGTTGTGGCATCAAGATCGATGATGTCAGCAATACCATAACATGTTAAATTCAATTTCCAAAAGTCTACTGTAGTTGGAGTTTTGTTTTGTGATGTTGCTGTGGCTACGTAAACATTGTTTTGGTAATAGACTTGATCACCAATGTTATAAAATACACTGCTGTCCCAATTGGTGATCAGTCCGGGAACAATTAAATCTGATGGTTTGTAGGGCGCAGGAATAGTGCCTGTGACTGCTGGGAAAGTGTTAGATCCCAACTGTGTCAGTTGAATCAATGTGGTGTAAGACATGTTATTGGCCAACACCATTGTCAGTGACTGTTCCCACACTGCTTGCAAGTCACCAATAATTGTTACATTATTAAAGGCTGTTACAGCATTTCCCAAGGCTATGGGAGTAATAAAACTAGTACCAACATCGCTGGGCGGGGAGGCCAATAGTCCTGCACCAGCAGTGGCCATAACTGATGACAATGCTGCCATCTTCAACCACCTACAAAAACGTCGCCACTGCCAGTAATATGAGTGTCGCCGCAATCATCGGTGGCCCCAACATAGGTTACTTTTTTGCCGCCAGCAAATACTGAGCCGCTGCCTTTTTGTACCATGGATTTTGCGTGTTTGCCTTTGCCATGGGGAGTAAGCTTGTTGCCAACAACAGCAATAGGGCGGCCATTGACTATCACAGACGATACTCCGCCTAGTATACGGCCAGGTGGCTTATGACTATTTTGATCATTTACTCGACATACTGCTGGCATATTTTCTCCATTTACCCTGTGATAATTTGCTTTCTCGCAGGCACTGTGATGCCAGTTGTTGCTTGACGATAGCTGTCAGCTACATCTTCTCTGGGCTCAGCCACCATTGAGTAACTGCTAATATTTAGCCGCACATCTCCGTCAAGATTTGCCGAGAATAAACTTGGCACCATTTGGAGCCCTTGTGGACTAATAACAGTGCTGATGGGTTGACTAATCATGTAGTAGTCTGCATGGACTTCTGTGACTTTGGCCACAAATTCCTCACCGCTGACGAGTTTGAATGTGTATGTTTTGTTTGTTTCAATGATCATAAGGTTCCTAAATCAGTTAATCCTATTTGATTTTTGATGTCGCTAGGAGATAACTTACTTAGGCCTGACCATCCACCTTCCACAAATAATTCACCATTGAAAAATATTTGAGGAACAGTGCGATACTTTTCTCTAATCATTGTGTTTTCAGCCAATCTATCTTTGTCCAAAATATTGATTTCTTCAAAAGGTATTTCATGTGCCTGTAAGAATTTTTTTGCATTTGTGCAATGCGGGCAAACTGGTATGGTATAAACTGTTAAATTGCTCATAAACTTAGTCCTGATAATGTTGTTTCTGTTACGTCTTGTTTTGTGCCGCCAACCACGTAGCTGGTAATTTCAGTTTCTTGTGGGGCAACTTGTACGTCTGACCCGGCAATCCATTTGGCAGTCCATGGTAATGGATTGCTGCCACCTCGATAGTTGTTGGGTAGGCCCAACGCAGTCATACGCTTGTGTGCGATCCACTCAATGTAATCGCACAGAAGCTGTTTGTTAAGACCAATCATACTACCGTTGTTGAACAAATAGTGTGCCCAATCTTTTTCTTGTTGAACAACCGCGTTAAACATACTACTTACCTCTGGCAGACACTCCTCTTTGATTTGTGCAAAGTCAGGATCATCAGTAGGCAACAATTTTAATAATGTCTGTGTGCTACCTAGGTGAACGTTTTCGTCACGACAGATTAACTTGATGATTTTTGCGTTGCCTTCCATCTTCTTGAGTTCAGCAAATGCCCAACTACATGCAAAGCTCACATAAAATCGTATGCCTTCCAGTGCATTCACTGAATTTAGTGCCAACCACAACTTTTTCTTAAGTTCGTAAAGATCTACAATGATTTCCTTACCGTTGACTTGATGATTGCCAACTCCAAGATATTGATAGGCTAAACTGGCACTGATCAATGTGTCATAGTAATAACTGATGTCCTTGGCGCAATTAGAAATTTCTTCAATGTCTAACAGTTCATCAAAAATTCGACTGGGGTTGGCATAGATATTGCGGATGATGTGAGTGTAACTGCGACTGTGGATCGTCTCATTGAAGGCCCAAGTCTCAATCCATGTTTCTAATTCAGGAATTGTGGCCAACGGCAAAAATGCCAGGTTGGGACTACGTCCTTGCACACTGTCAAGTAAAATTTGTCGTTTTAGGTTACTAGTAAAAATATGTTGTTCATTGTCAGTGAGATCTTTGAAATCTTTGGCATCACGCAAGACATCAATTTCTTCTGGGCGCCAAAAGAATCCCAATTGCTTGTCAGTTAACTTGTCAAATTGACGATATTTTAATGTGTCATATCTTTGAATGCCAACTGACCCTGCAGGATCAAAGAAGGCCAAGCTGGTGGTGTGGTCACGGTTTTTTGTGGTGTTGAATACTGTCATAATTATTCCTTTTAAATTTTGCAACTATCGCAATCGTCAATTTCATCATTGGTAGTAGGAATCACACTTTCAATGAGAATACTTTTACGTGAAAGACGTTCAATATCAATTTCGCCTGACCCATCATAGGTATTAAAATAATACAACTGCTTTCCACCATATTTGTAAAACATTACTAAATGTTTGAGCATGTCACTCATGGTGATCTTCTCTTCATCATAGTGCTGGGGATTGTATGAGGTATTGACACTGATGCCTTGGTCAATGTACTTTTGTAATACTGCACATATTTTTAAATAGCCTTCGGGACTTTTTTGATCCCACAGCAATTCGTATTTGTTTTTCAAACGGCGATATTCTGGTACTACTTGCTTGAGCACACCGTCCTTGCTTTGTTTGATGCTTACATAGCTACGTGGTGGCTCAATGCCGTTGGTGGCATTTGAAATTTG